AAGTAACTGTGGGTAATACTAGTATTAATGCTCGTTCAGAGAGTAACGAATTTAGTTTAGTACTTACTAATGGTGAGGTAATTGAAGAGTGTAATGTTCTTTTGAGTATTAGTAATGTTAAGAAATTACCAAGTGGAGATTACGATGTAAAAATTGCAAAATCAGCTAATGGAAATGTTATTATTCGTTTTTCTAGTACTACTATTGCAGGATTAACTATCTTTATTGCAACTAAAACTGAATAAAAGGAGATTCTTGAAATTTTAAATTTATAAATATAATTATAGATTATAAAAAGATATTTAATATCAAAATATAACCTCTATAACTTGTTTAAATATATTAAGATATTATCAAATAATATAAAGTTGCTTCGGCTTGATGAAATGACTGTTATAACCAACAGTTTGTTAAAATAAAAGGAAATTAAATATGAATAACGACTTCGACTTCTCTTGGGATAACCTCTCTAAAAACCTAGAAGCAAACTTAACTAATAACAATAACAAAAAATGGGAAGCTGATAAACGCTTTTGGAAACTTGCTAAAAATGAAGATGGTACTGGTGTAGCTATTATTCGTTTGATGCCGTATAGTTTGAAAGCCAGCCCGTTTATCAAAATGTTCCATTATGGGCTTAAAAAAGTAGTTCCTGGTACGGCAAAACCTATGTGGTTGATTGCTAATTCAGCTGAGACTATTGGAGCTCCTTGCCCTATTAAAGAACATTATATGAAGCTTACCGCCGAAGGTACTACAGAAGCATCTGCCGAAGCTAAACTATTTAAACGTCAAACTAAATTTATTACTAATATTATGGTAATTAAAGATCCTTCTAATCCGGATAATGAAGGGAAAGTATTCCTATGGGAATTTGGTACTAAAATGAAAGATCGTATTGAAGCTTGGTTGAAACCAACTAAAGAAGATATTGATCTAGGCGAAGAACCTAAAGAATTGTATAACCCTATGAATGGTTTTAGTATTAAACTTAAAATCACTCAAAAACCTGGAGAGATTCCAAGCTATGATTCAACATCTCTTCAAGATAAACCTACTTCAATCTTTACTGATCGAGATGAAGCTATTAAATTTATTGAAGAAAAAACTCATAAACTAACTGAGTTTCAACAACCTGAATATTTTGATAGTTATGAAGTCCTTCAAGGACGTTTGAATAAGTTTATTGGTGGTATTGTAACACCTTCTAAAGTATCTAATACTACTCCTGACGTAAAAGATAATTTCGATGAACCTACTAAAGAAACTAAAAAAGTTGAATCTGTAGATGATTCTGAAGATTGGTTAAATGATTTGTAATATAAGTTTTTCTTATATTACTTAATATATTATATACTATGCTTTCTTCGGAAGGCATTAATATATAATATAATTAAATTCAAAGGAAATAAATGATATTAGTAGACTTTAGTAATCTAACACATAGAATGATATTCGCAGCGGTTAGTCAATGTGAGCGAAATGGTGAATTACCTAGAATTAAAAAAGGTGAGAAATATGATATGAAAGATATTAAACCTTTCTTTTTACATTTATTATTTACATCTTTAAAGAATATAAAAGAAAATTTTAGTATTAAAGCTAACGAAGATATTGTTTTATGTTTAGATAGCTCATCTTGGAGAAAAGATTATTATTCTGGTTATAAAAGTAATAGATCAACATCAAGAGATGAATCTAATATCGTATGGAAAGATTTTTATGAAGTAGCTGATGAAGCTATTGATATTTTAAATAAAGCATTTCCTTTTACTGTTATTAAAACCCCTAAAGCTGAGGGAGATGACGTTATGGCTGTACTTACCAAACATTACCATAAGAACGAAAGAACGTTGCTTATAACAGAGGATAAGGACTTTAAACAGCTATTAGAATATAAAAATGTTCAAATATACAGACCTATTAGAAAAGAATACATCAAAATGACTCAAGAAGAGTTAGTTCAATGGCGAATCGAACACGTTCTTTTAGGCGATAAAGTAGATGGTATTCCTACTATTAAAGACTGTAGTATATTTAGTCCTGAATTTATAAAATATCTTAAAGAAAATAATATTCATAATATCAATACTACCGATGTATATGAATTTAATAAACTCCATAATGCTCAATACTTATTAGATTGTTATGAAGGTGTTGATAAAAAAGGAAATAATAATACTTATAAAGCACCCGCTTTCGGTGAGAAAACAGCTCAAGCGTTTGTAAAGGATGGGTTGCTTCAAAATTTAAGATCTAATAAGATATTTAGAGATAATTTTAGACGTAATAGGGTTCTTGTTCAATTTAAGTTTATACCAATTGAAGTAGAGCAAGCAATTTTAGATGATTATAAATTATGTTATAATACGAATTCTAATCATATATTAATTCAAGAATATTTTAGAAATAATAATCTAAAACAACTAGCTAATTCTGTTGATAGTTTTTGTGATATTACTCAACAAAATGAAGCATCTTTTGACGATTGGTTTTAAATAAATTTTAAGCTTCTTAGTATATAATTAGGTTATAAAAACAATTGAAGGATTGAAAATGAAAAACGTATACCCTAAGATATTTAAAAGTAAATTAGATGGTACTATCGTTGAATTTATCGCTCTTATGAAAGGAGTAGTATTAGTTAAGGGTGACGAATATAGTGATAATGTTGGGGTTTTTGATGATAATTGGGCTCCTAATTCAAACTCTGAGGTTTGGGTAGAACTATCAGAAGATGAGTATGATAGTAATATAAATGAGTATATTAATCTTATGTTGCTCACCGCTGAAAAATATCCTGAGGACACTTTGGATATTAATTAAAATTGAAGGATATATAATGTATAAAATAAACATACCAAAAAATGTCAGAGAAATATTTAAAGATACTAATATTACAGAATTAAAAATCATAGTTGATGATAATGAATATAATATACTTAGTACTACGACTATATTTCATGGACAGATATTGCATAATCGAATATCAACAATTATTCCAGGATCTTGGTGTGAAGAAATTTTACCAGAAGTAGAAAAACCTAATATTGGTAAGATCTTAGCTGAAGAGTTTGAAAATGTTAAGTGGAATAAGTATCTAAGGATTAGTACCATTAATAAAGGGTTTATTTATATATCTTTATTGAGTGTAGCTTACGAATCTTACGCTGTAGAGGGTGTTTTTGAAGTAACTAAAGAAAAAAGTATCAGTACAGGCGATTTAGAAGAGTTTATTAATAGAAAAATATCTTTGAATGGTTATAAAGATTATGATTTTATTGAGCATGAAGAAGATTCATTTACAAGAGTTGAGAAGTATATTAAAACTCATAAAAATAGTGATTGGGTAAATACTAAAGGTAAAAGTGGTTTTGTTGAATTAACAGGTTTTATCGATTTAAATGATATGAAGGATACTGATTTATATAATTATACAAGACTCTACTTATCATCCTATAGATTAAATTCAAATGCTTGATTATATCAATGTAAAATATTGGGAGTTATGTCACGATAAATCTAATTTAGGGTATCAACGTGATAATGATTATGTAGCTAAATGTGATGTGTGTGGGGATTCAAGTAAAAAGAAAAATGAAAAACGTTTACACTTATATAAAAAAGAATCTTATGACTCTGATAGTATAAATTGTTTTAATTGCGGATATACAGCTAATATGTATTCTTACTTACGAGATCATCATACTGATTTATTACAAAGCTATATGCAAGAAACTAGTTATAGTAAAATAGAAAATTTAAGTTCTAGTTCAAATAAAAATAATTTTAATAATGTTCTTATAATAAAAGAAATAAAAAATAAAAATATTTTATATACTTTTGATAAACCTAAAGAACTACATAATCCTAATCAAGAGGTTATAAATTATTTAAGATCCAGAGGTTTTACTAAAGATATTTTACTTAGTAAAAATAAAAATACTAAATTTAATATATTTTTAAGCAAAGGTATTATGAAATTAGAAGATAAAGAGATATATCTTAAAGATTATATTATTATACCTTTGTATGAAAATGATAAATGGTTTGGTTTTTATAGTAGAAGTATATATACTAAAACATTTCATACGTATATTCCTGATAAAAACTCAGGTTATAAACTTTGGAATTATTTTTCAGTAAATAAGAAAGATACTGTATATATTTTTGAAGCTATATTTAATGCATTAAGCACTACATTGCCAGGAATAGCGTGTCTAGGCTCAGATATAGATATAGATAGACTTAAAGAATTAAGTAAACCTGTATTTGTATTTGATAATGATAGTACAGGTAGATCTAAAAGCACTAAGTATGCTAAATTAGGTTATAATATCTTTATTTGGCCAGATAAAATTAAAGAAAAGGATATAAATGATTTATTAAAAGCAGGATGGAGTATTCAAGATATAGATAATTTAATAGTTAGTAATGTATTCAGTTCAATTATAGCAATTACTAAATTAAAATTACAGTTAAGATAATATTTATACGTGTTAAAATATAAATACAATAAAAAGAAGGATAAAATAATGAAAAATTTCACAACAATCGATAATGGACGTACAGTTCTAAATCTGGCATCAGTTACAAACATAGTATTCGAGGATAATAGTAGTAAAATCATTTACAATTTTAATAATAATATTGAAATTGTAACTAAAACTGGAATTCGAGTAATTGCTGATTATAGATATGATAATCACTATAATAAAGATAGCTATAACACAACTAAAATTAAAATCATTCAGACGCTTATTGATATGAATTTTATTCAACCTACTAATTCAGATCATCATTGGGTTAATCCGAAACATATCACGTTTGTTAACATCGATTACAAAAAAC